CGCGCGTCATGGCGCTGTGCGGCGACAGCTTCTACGACTCGTTCGTGAACCACCAGGACGTGATCCGCACGTTCGTCAACTGGTCGGCCGCTGCGGACCTCCGCGATGACAAGCAGGGTGGCGCGTTCGACGCGTTCCCGTTTGCCGGCGTCACCTGGATGAACTATCGCGGTTCGGACGATAACTCCACGATCAAGATTCCGGACGATGAAGTGCACTTCTTCCCCGTCGGCGCGCCGGGCATCTTCCGTGTCGCGTACGCGCCGGGCGAATCGTTCGAATGGGTCAACACGCCCGGCAAGCCGACGTATGTGATCCCGATCTTCGATCGCGATCGCAACAGCTGGTGGAAGATGGAAGCGTATTCCTACCCTTTGCACATATGCACTCGCCCGGAAGTGCTGCAGAAGGGCACCGCCTGAGCATGATCGACTTCGATGGGACGCTGAATGCGGCGATCAGCGCGACGCTCGGCGATCAGGTGCCGGTGGCGTACGTGCGTGGTGGCGTCAGCAAGCCTGTGCTCGGCATCTTCACGCTGATCACCGACGAGACCCTGGGCGAGGACGGTACGCCGGATGCGAACATCACCGTCGCCACGCTCGGCCTGCAGGTGTCACAGCTCCCGTCGCCTCCTCAACAAAGCGATACCGCGACCATCAACGGCGCGAACTACGTGGTGAAAGACGCGTCGTTCGACGGTCTCGGCTGGGCTTACCTAGATCTCGGTGCGCAATGACGACCTCCCGTGATCTGCGCGAGATCGCCGTGCAGGGGCTGCTCGTGTCGGGCGCGACGGCCGCCGGCAGCAATGTGTTCTCGCCGCGCACGTGGTCAACGTGGAACAACACCTATCCGGTGCTGCTCGTCCAGACGCCCGACGAAGACGGGCAGAGCTGGGGGCCGCACGGGGCGCCCGCGTTCACCGTCACGACGACTCTCAGGGTCAGTGCGCGCGCGCAGGCAGCGGCGCTGACGAACGATCAGGCGGCACCGGTCGTCGAGGAACAGCTCGAGCTGCTGCGCGAGCAGATCAAGGCCGCGCTCGTAAACTACCCGCCGTTGATGTCGCTGCTTCAGCAATACCCGTTCTTCCGCTCAACCCTCAACGTCTCGGGCGAAGGCTCCGAACCGATCGGGCAGCTGATTCTCGATCTCGGCCTCGAATTCGTACAGGGGCCGCATGACTTCTATCAGCCGGCGGCCATTCCGCTTCAAGGCGTCGATCTCACGGTGCAGGAACCGGATGGCACGACCGCGCCGGGCCTGACGATCAACCTCCCTCAGTAGGGGCATCCCATGTTTGTGAAACCCGCACCGGGCGTGCTGCTGCGCGACCCGGTTACAAAGCGTCTTCTGTCGGCCGCGCCGGTGGAAGGAGTGGCAAAGCCGGTGACCGTGCTGCCCCAGGAGGGCATGGAGGTCAGTGACTTCGACCGCTTCTGGCTGCGTCGCATCCGCGATCGCGATGCTGTGAAGGTCGAGCCGAAGTCGTCAGTAAAGCAGGCCGATACAGCCACGGTCGCCGAAGCTGTTCAGGTGCCGGTGGTTTCGGTGGAACAGGGAGCCAAGTAAATGGGCGACATCTCGTTTCCGAATCTTCCGCAGGACATTCGCGTCCCGCTGTTTTACGCGGACATTGACCCCTCGAACGCGAACACTGGTCAGCAGAGCCAGCGCGCGCTGATCATCGGGCAGATGAACGCGGGCGCCTCCGGCACGCCGGATTTGCCGCAGATCTGCCAGGGCGTGTCGGCGACAAAGTCACTGGCCGGACAGGGCTCAATGCTCGCGCTGATGACAGCTGCGTATCGCAAGCGCGACACGTTCGGCGAAGTCTGGCTACTTCCGCTGGCGGACGATGCCGAGGGTGAGGCGGCAGCCGGCAGCTTGAGCTTCACGAGTGCACCGACCGGCACAGGCGTCCTGTCGCTGTATGTCGGTGGTCAACTCGTGTCGCTCGCAGTATCGGCATCGATGTCCGCAACGCAAGTGGCATCCGCGCTCGTCGCGCAAATGGCGACACTGCCGGATCTGCCGGTGACGGCGGCCATCGACGGCACGACGGCCACGAAGGTCAATCTGACCGCGAAGAACAAAGGCCTTGCGGGCAACGATATCGACCTGCAGCTTAACTATGGCGGTACGTTGGCCGGAGAGGCAATGCCCGTCGGGCTCGCGGTTTCCATCACCGCGATGACCGGCGGCGCGACGAATCCATCGACGCTGGCAGCCGCACTCGCTAACCTCGGCGACCAGGAATTCGATTTCATCGCATTTCCGTACACGGATTCGACGTCGCTCGATGCGATGAAGGCTTTCCTGAGCACCCAAACCGGGCGCTGGAGCTGGGCAGAGCAGCTCTATGGTGGCGCGTTCGCCGCGTATCGTGGCACGCTGAGCGGCCTGACGACGTTCGGCGTCACGCGTAACGATGAGCACATGTCGATTACCGGTTTCAACGGCTCGCCGACGCCTGCCTGGGTGATCGCCGCGGATCTCACGGCAGCGGTTGCGGTGTCGGTGCGCGCGGATCCCGCGCTGCCGTTGCAGACCGTGACACTGGCCACCATGCTGGCGCCTCCGCTCGCGGATCGCTTTGCGCTGACCGACCGCAACACGCTGCTGTACGACGGCATTTCGACGTTCGACGTGGCGGACGATGGCACGGTCTCGATCGAAAACCAGATCACCACATACCAGAAGAACAGCTTCGGCGACGCGGACGACAGCTATCTCGAGGTCGAGACGATGTTCACGCTGACGTATGTGCTGCGGCAACTCAAGTCGGTGGTCACGACGAAGTATGCACGCAAGAAGCTCGCCGCCGATGGCACGCGCGTCGTGCCGGGAACGAACGTCGTCACGCCGAGCATGATCAAGGCCGATCTGATCGCGCAGTACCAGACGATGGAGGAAGACGGCTACGTGCAGGGCAGTGCAGTGTTCGCGCAAGGCCTCATCGTGCAGCAGAACGCGACCAATCCGAACCGCGTCGACGTTCTCTATCCGGCCGTACTGATCGACCAGTTGCGGGTCTTCGCGCTGCTGATGCAGTTCTCCAACATCGTGCCGGCGACGTCGAACTGACGCGTCGCGCGCACCGCATAAGCCGCCTCCGGGCGGCTTTTTTTATTCCTGAGTGGAGCATCCGCAATGCCTTCTCCGACTGGCCTTCTCGCCGGCACCGCATCGGTGTCCGTCGACGGCACCACGTACATGGTGACCGGCGACTTTAAGTACAAACCCGCGAACATCAAGCGCGAGACGCTGGCGGGCATGGACAGCGTCCACGGCTGGAAGGAGACGCCGTCCGCTCCCTACATCGCGATGAATCTGCGTGATTGGGGCGGCCTGACGGTGGCCGACTTCAACACGATGACGAACGTCACAGTCGTCGCCGAGCTGGCGAATGGCAAGACGATCATCGGCCGCGCCATGTGGACGGTCGAAGAGCAGGAGGTCGATTCCACGGACGCGAAGTTTGACGTCCGATTCGAGGGCCCCACCGGGGCCGTTACCGAAACCACTTCGAGCGGAACATGAACGAAGACGAACAGAAAATAATCCGGCTTAAAACGCCGATCACGCTGAAGGGGGACAGCGTGACGTACGACACGATCATGCTGCGCGAACCGATGGTCGACGAGCTCGACCGCAGCACGCAGACGGCAGGCTCGATCTACGCGGTGCACGCCGCGCTGATCGCGATGGTGTCGAGCGTCCCGCTGACCTTGATCCGCAAGCTCGGCAAGACGGACTATGAGGAAGCGGTCGCCTATTTGAAGGGCTTCGATTGGACACCGCCGAAAGACGAGCAGAAAACGCCGCAGAAAACGATCGCGCTGAAGCAACCGATCACGTTAAAGGGCGACAGCAAAACGTACGACTCTCTACAGCTTCGCGAGCCGATGGTGGAGGAGCTCGACCAGAGCGCACAGGTCGACGGGTCCGCGTATGCCTGCAACGCGGAGCTGATCGCTCAGGTGGCCGGCGTGCCGGTCGCTGTCGTGCGCAGGATGGGCAAGGCGAACTATGAGGAGGCGACGGCATTCCTCTCGGGTTTTACATGGGCGCCCCCGCAGTCTGGCGGGATCTCGGAGACCGGCGCGCCGACGTCACCTACTTCTTCCGCTGGGGACCCGACGCCGTCGGAGTCATGACGCTGAGCCGGTTCCAGTACTGGTTTGACCAGGCGATCCGCCTGAAGCAGAGCACCTGAGGCCTTCCGATGCCCAACGTTTTCCAGATCACGATCAGCGCGGTTGATCGCGCGACCGCGGTCGCAAAAGGCGTAAATGCGTCGATCGGCAAGATTACGAAGCCGATCTCCGACGTGAAAGCCTCGGTACAGGCCTTCTCGAAGGAAACCGGGCTCGACAAGCTCGGCGATCGACTCGTCAAGGTCGGCGGGGTTGCGAGCGACGCCGCGCGGCGGATCGGCTCGATCGCGCCCCCGCTCGCAGCGATCTCGGCCGCTGGTTCGATCGCCGGGCTCGCGGCGATGGCGCATAGCTGGGGGCGCAACGCCACTGAGATCGCGAACACCGCGTCGGTCATTGACGTAACGGCCAGCCAGTTGCAGAAGTATCGGGGCGCCGCGCGGCTCGCGGGCCTGTCGGATGCCGATATGACGTCGGGCCTGAAGTCGGTGGGGTCGGCGTTCGAGGACGCGGCGGCCGGCCGCGACACGTTCGTCGCAGGCGTCCTGTCGAGCAAGAACATTGGCATTCACCGATTGGCCGACGGTTCCGTCGACACGATTCGCGCGTTGCACGACGTGTCGAACGCCGCGGCGAAAATCACGAACGCTCAGGCGCGCGAGAAGTTCCTCGATATCTTCGGTCTGGGTGGCCTCGCGCCCTTGCTGTCAAAGGGTGGCGCAGCGATCGACGCGTACGTTGCGCAGTACGCCAAGCTCAACGCGACGATGACGCCCGACCAGATCGCGCGGGGCGCAGAATTCAACACGCAGATGATCGCTCTCGACGCGTCGTTTGGCCGCCTAAAGAACACGCTCGGCGAGTCGGTAGCTCCGGCGCTGACCACGGTCGCGAATCGCCTCGAGCCGATCGCGCAGGAGTGGGGCCCGAAGGTCGCGTCGTGGATCCAGACGACAGACTGGAACAAGGCGGCCAACGACACCGAGAAATTCGTCGACCAGCTGGGGGGAGTGAAGACGATCGCCGCTGCAATTGCCGCGATCACTTTTGCCGGACCCATTGCGAGCCTCACGACATTGATCGCGCAGGCTGTGCGCGTCGTCGGGCTGTTGACGACGATAGCAGCCACGACAGCGGGAGGGAGCGCCGTAATGGTGGGGGCGGCCGGTTACCTAGCCGAGCGGGCGCGGAACAACGCACTTGACAGGGCCATTCCGCTGCGGCCCGGCGAGTCGGAAGACGATCGGCAGCAGC